AATCTCATAATGCTATTCTTTTGGAGTGCAAAGATATAAATAATATTTTACCCCTGCAAATTTAAGGGTTAATTTGTAAGGTGCTTGTGCGGCTCGCACTTATACGGTGGTAATAATAAAACTATCGTGGTAGGCGTTATCGAGCAGGTAGGCATACTTCCACCACAGGAGGTAGTCGAAGCAGTCGGAGAGGTGGGTGGCGTGCTCTTGGGGTATGGTTTTAGAGCGTTCGCTACTCTTGTCCTTCTCAAAGGCGTCTTCTTTCTGCTTGACGGCGGCGTTTTCCATAGAGACGATAAGGTTAGGGCAATTGTCCTCATTGAGGCGGACAAAGGGCAGAGAGCGGTTGTTTTCCTCTAATATTTCATTGATAAGTCGGAATTTGAGGATATGGCTTGGGTTATTGGTGTTGGGGGTGCGATTGAACACTTGCCAGCCTGCTGTGCGCAGCATATCCTCTACATCTTGCGCCAAGGTGGTTTTGCTATTCGCCTCGCTTTTGAAGCCCGAACGGTCGTGGTACAGGTATATTTTATTGCAGGTAGCGCGGTGGGGCTCGTAGTAGTCGATGATTTTCTTTATCAAATCTGACAATTTGAGCGGGTTTTTGACAAAGAAGTCTTTGAGTATATTGATAGTGTTGGCTACCTTGCTTTCTTGGGCTACAATACCGCAATTAATACGCCCACCAAAGTCGAGAGAGAGTTCGAGGGGGACACTGCTTAGCAAATCGTTATCGTAGGTGCAGGAGGGGGTGAAACTCTGCGAGAAGTCTTGCAGGGCAGTGGTGTTGTACTGGTACTTGTAGTAATGCTTATCGGCTGACAATTTGGCATAGAAGCCGTCGGCCACCTTACCAGGGCGGATGTTCATTATTTCGGCATTGAAAAGCAGGTCGGACACGCGTTGCTCGTACATCTCTTGTATCCACCCTGGTTTGAGGTTTTCTTGGTTTATGTGGGCGTTGGCTTTGATAAAGAGGTGCTCGGCAGGCTTTTGTTTGGCGAGTTTTTCGCGGGCAGTGAACCATTCCCCCGTTTTAGTAAGAGCAACCGACGAGGTGAAGATAGTAGCATTTAGCAGGCTTGCCTTGTCAAAGGCTATCTTCTTGGCGCGGTTGGTTGTCAGTACGTTGTTAAAAAGTCGGTCGTGTTCGAGGAGGGCTGCTTCGTCTCCAATAACAATGTAAGAGTTGAGTCCGCGCCCACTGTTAGGGTCATCGAGGGAGACAAGCACCAATATAAAGCCATTAGAGAAGTGCACCACGTTGCTCCACGAGTTGGGGGCTTGAAAAGGCATCTCGAAACCCATAGACTTGCCGTTACGCCCTACTACATAATCTACCTCTTCGTAAAAGCCAAACATCTCCAACCCCTCTTTAGTAGAGGGAAAGGTACGGCTTTTTATCTGCACAAAAGTAGCCCCTACCAGTACGCCCGTAGCGCGTGGCATTTGCTTTACTGCTTCCTTCACAAACCAGCCGAGTATAGTACTCTTACCCGTACCGCGACCCGCCTCTATACAGATATGTTTTACACCTGCATAGCGGTTGGCAGATACAGCTGTCATCTGCATAGCGTTGAGGAGGATTTGTTTAACTGGTTTAATCAGTGGTTTCATCGTCGGGGTCATCGGTTATGTCTTCGTAGTCGGTATCGGTAGCGGGCAAGTTGTTGAAGTCTACTACTCCTGAAGTGAGGGCAGCGCGCAACATCTTAGCACTCTTACGGCTCATCTTGATATGGTATTCATTGGCAGTAATCTTTTCAAAATTGATTTCTTTTTCTTCTTTATCAAAATTGAAGAGCGACTTATACGAGTCGAGGGCGCGGCGTGCTTGCTCGAGTTCGTCTTTTTTGAGGGCTCGCTGGTAGAGCTCCCAATAGCGTTCGGCAAGGATAAGGCGTTCGGCTTGTAGGTCTGATTTTTCTATATCGCCAAAGATTTGCATTGCCCACGAGTAGTCGCGGTAGGCGGTGGCTTGGCTTACGCCCATTTCGCGAATATGTATCTGTATGGTTTGATGTTTAGAATACTTATTAGAAAGGCGCAAGCCGTGTATATGGCGCAAACGCGTTTTAACTGCCTCTTCGGCAGGTAGCAGCTGAAAATTCTCGTCTATATACGAGGCGGATATGCGCTGATAAAGGTTGTCTTTGCTAAATTTGGTAAGTTCCATTATTTATGGGTTAGGGGGTTAGAAGTAGAGTCCGCTTTTCATTTTTTCTACTTGTTGGGCAGCTGGTGAGGGCCTATAGCAGGCTACCGCTTCTTTTTCGAGCAGCTGTTTGAGTTGGGCGAGTTCGTGGCGTGCGAGTTGTTGCAAGCGTTTGGCAAGGCTGTAGAGCTCGGCAGCGTTGAGTATTTTGCTCTTTTGCCAAGGTAGTTCCTCCCACTGCTGTACAATAGCGGTAGCCGTGAATGAGAAGCTATTCATTAGAGCGGCTTCGGCAACGGTAAAGAAAACAACGGTACGCTGTAGCTTTTCCCATATAACAGGATAAGCGCGCAAATCATCAGGAGTGCAGGTGGTCACTTGTGGAGCGACGACACTCTCCCACATCCATTGTATTAGGGACTGTAACTTAGTGAAAACCTCCCACGAATTATTGAGGCTGTAAAACTTTTCGAACTCATTGACGCTGCCAATGATACCACTTACGCGCGGTAATTTTCCTTGCTTGATAAGCTGGGTTATGCAGTCATTGAGAGCGCGGTCGCCCATAGCAATAGAAGAAAGCCCTAAATCGCGCAAGTCCCACCAAGGCGACTTTTCTATCTTATCATCGGTGTAGTAGTTGCCACCGGTATTGGATAAATTCACCTTGAGGAAGGGAATGGCATAGGCTACTGCATAGTTAGCAACGGCTTTTTTGAGCAGTTCGAGCTCGTCAACGCTTAAAGTTTCAGCAGTAGATTTGGGTATATGCGGATATACTTTTACGCGGAGCGCCTCCTCGATATAGGTTTTGAGGAGGTCGAAGTCTAAACGATTAGAAACGTTAGTATATTGCTTGATTTCTTGTATGTTGGTGAACATAGGTGTTAGGGATTAGTCGTTAGACGATAATTGAAATTCGACTACAAAGCTATGCAGGTTGCGGGTGCTATCAAAGGACAATGGTTTTTGGGTGATAGGTATTACCTTTAGCCAGTCGCCCGCTATACGCAAGAAGCACACAGGCGATTTGATAAGCTCCCACAGTACCTCTATCTCTTCAGGAAATAGCCAACCTGTATTGAGTTTGTAAGTGCGCTTGGTTTTTACTTGCGCCTTGTAGTCCTCGCTCAGTAGCACGTTGTCAGCCAAGGTATGTTCGTAACTTACCAAGGCTTCGTACTCGCCTGCAAACGAAAACCAGTCGGGGCAGAAGTTTTGGTTTTGAAATAGCGCACTGATAGGCGTGCCATTGGGTTCGGGCTTGGGTTCGAGGCTAAGGGTTTCCTTGCTGATGATAGCCGTAACACCATAGGTTTCGTTAGCGGTAGCGCGCAAAAAGCTAAAATTAGCTACTGCCAGTGGGTCCTTAATAGCCGAAAGGTCGATAAGGTTAGAGCCTATTTGTCCTAACGAGCGCGCGCGTACCTCTTGGGTAAGTGCTGATACCGATATAAGACTCTGCTTGTAAGTAGAACGCAAACGACTCTGCGTAAGATACGGATACGCTTTAGGCTTCTTACCAGGGAGGTAGTGCAAATCAGTAAGGGTATGCGTTTTGAATACCGCCCCTTTGAAATTGGTTTCCTTAATTACCGCTGATACCTTGGTCGCTTTGAAAATCTCTTTAGGGCTAAGCAGTTTTTTAGTATTTATCTCTAAAGAAGGGGTGATGTCTCTGAAAAAATCTTGTACCTCTTGCCCTATATCCATCGTTGCCACACCCTCAAAGAAAACATAATCGTAGCTTTGGGTAGTGGTAAAGCTACGCCCATAGCCGTTGAACTCCATTGTAAGGGCTACCGTGATAAACTCGCTTTCAGCGGCTGTTTGGCGTACGCTGGTGAGCTCTTTGTCGAGGCAGAAGTACACGTTTTTGGTAGCAAAAGCTACATCGGTTTGTACGCTAATCTCTACATTGACCACTTGCTCGCTACCCGCTGAAGAGGTTACTTTTAGCCAGCCTTTGTGCTCGCCTACCGTCATCAGTTCAGACGATTGCGAGCGGAATTTTATCACTACTTCCTCTTCGCCATTGCCTTTGATTTCGGTAACTTCCAAGAAATCGGCATTGTTAATGGTAAAGGTAAGACGGTTAGGATTCTTAATGGTAAATGTACCCTCGGCGCGCTCTTTCTTATCGGTTTTCAACAGGTATTTAAATTCCTTTTTGTCGATATGAAAGGCGGTAGCATCGTTGATGACAGTAAGTTCAATATCAAAAAATCTTGAAAGGATACCGCCTGGGTAAGCTATCTTATTGTCTTTCCAGCTGAATATTTGCGTCTTGCTAAAATCGAAGCCCCCCTCCTCTACGCGCCCTGTATTGCGATAGGCATCAGAGAGGCTAAACACCAACCTATCAATAGAGGGAGAAGGATAAGCATCTACCTTAAACAGCCCTATATCACCTGTGCGCGGTATATCTCTAAACGATAGAGTTGTATTAGGAAAAGCAGCAAGGTGAATATAACGTTTGCTATTCTGTATTAAGCCCCAAAAGGAAGTTAGATTGGGTTTAGCAGAAAACTCTCTATCGCCGGTGAGCTCGCGGGTAGCGTGGTTGAGCGTCATTCGCAGCACCTTTCTTTCAGGTGGTTGAGGGGTGGGAGTTGATCCGCCCTGTTGGGTACGACGCAAGGTGATAACTACCTCTTTGCGCTCGGTGGGCAGGTCTATTTCGGTTACACTGCTGCCTTTCTCTTCGGTAGCGATAACACCCAAGGTTATCTTTACCTGTGTATCGCTGTTATTGGGCAATTGGCTAAAATGGTTGTAACGCAATTTGAGCTGCGCATTCAGCGGCAGGCGGTCTAACTCTTGTCCGTCGGGGGCGATAAGCTCTACAAAATCATTGGTAGTAATACGCGCGTAGTTACGGAAGCCCTTATACTTCTTATAAACAGTTAGCAAGTGCACTTGTGGGAATTGCACTGTTAGCAGTTCGGTAGACGGTATAGGCTGCGAGGGGTTCCATTCTTTGAGAATGGCAGTAGGCGACACACCCCAGTCGAGGATAGGCTTTTCTTGGGGGTAACAATATTGCTCGTATTCTGTACCCCCACTAGAGGTAGTGCGGGGGCGTTCTTCGCAAATGGTATCGGTATAGGTTCTAATAGACATAGTATTTTACAGTATTTTTATAGTAAGCTATAGGACAGATAAGGGTAGGTCGCCAAAACTCAATGGCAATAAACGAAGTAAAGAGTATTACTCGCTCGGGGCGTATCTCTACCCTATCGGTGGGAAAAAGCAACGGCAATTGCTGTTCTAAATAGCGGTGTACTTGCCAGCTTTCTATCACTAAGTCGATGTCTTTGGCAAGGTAGTTGTCGGAATACACCCCTTGCATTACCTTGGCTACCGAGCCACATACTATAGGCAGCTGCTCCTTGCCAAAAGCGGCGACTATAGCACTGTAGATAGTATCGAGATAGGTATTGAGGCGGGTGTCGTTGAAGACACTGAGAGAGGTGAAAGCGGTGTACATCAGATAGCTATTGTGGTGATTTCTACTTGGTAATGCTCTTTATCAAGCACGGTTTTATTAAGGCTCTTAATGAGCATACGTTGCTTGTATGCGATGATAGTATTGCGCAGGGCTATGTGGCGGAATTGGTTTTTATTGCATATAAAGCTCCACGTATATTCGGCGGCGGCGATGCGCATTTTGTACCAGTCTTTCCAATACTCAGCTACTAACGGAGGGGTAAGCGCTTTGCAAAACCCTGCGTTGTTCTGATTGTTGTGCAAGCCGTCGTACCATATCAGCCCAATGGTTTGTTCGCCCCCCTTGCGCGCTACCGCTGTATAGTGCCCTTGGTACATCACGCGGGGCAAACAGTAGCCACCTATCTGTACTTCGGTAACGTTAGTAAGCGTGTTTGCCTCGTCCGCCTTCAGCACTTGGTAGCTGTTGTCGGTTACTTGTATCACGGGTAGCTGATAGGCTTTATCGTCCATTTCGGGGAACTTGATAAGGTACGACTGCTTAGTAAGGAATGTTTTTTTAGGTTCGCGCACTTCCCAAGGGCTAAAATCCTTTACATTGCTTCGCTCTTCTACCCTAATGCGATTCATATACAGCTTGTTACCCTCTATAGTTATATCGTAATTCTTCCAATTCTTAATCGTCTTTACCAAGTCGCCAAAAGTAACATCAGGCACAGCGCGTTTGAGGTCTACTATATTAGGGTTAATGATTTGCTCAATAACATTGCCGTCTTCGCTGTGTTGGGCTACAATATTAAGGTTCATTGAGAGATGTTGATGTGGCGTACCTTCTATTTCTAAGCTAAGCGTTTGGGGTATGCTATCGATAGAGAGTAGCTGTGTGAAGCTAAGCATATCGCTCTTTTCAAAACTAAACTCACGAATGATAACATTGTTAAGTTTTAGCCGTAAGGTAACCTCACCTCTTATAAGTTGGTTATCGCATACCAACCGCCACGTACCTGCTGTGGCAAACTCGTAGGTGGGAGCAACCGCTGTAAGGAGGTGCTCTTGCTGGGCGGTAGTGAGGTAGTAAGGAATATTGCTGTACAACACCTGCTGACTGAAATCCTCATCGGTAAGAATATCGCCTGCCAGCTCATAGCCTGCATTGGCGAAACCTGTTTTGAGCACGTACAGCAGATAAGGCATTGGGTGCATAATATTATATTCGTAGTGTGCAAACGCATCGCCTAAATAGTGATTGATAAAACCCATATAATGTTCCCACCCTCTTTGACTGGTATCTTTAGGATACACCACACGAGGGAAGTTGTAATCTACTTCGGGGTATTTTTTTTGACATACCTCCTTAGCGTGCTGGTATATGTCAGCTACACGATGGCGCAATAGCGGTAGGTCGCATAGCTTTTTGTCGAAGTTAGGCAACTGCTCAAACCCCGAATCTATCTGAGCAGAGACTATATTGCCTTCAGCTGATAGAATTTCGAGCGTACCTTTGCGTCCGCTTCCGTCTATTATATGATAGCCCTCGTACTTCTTTTTTAGCTTGGTGGCGTTAAGGGCGGTGTAGTTGCCCATACGCAAGCGTAAATCGGCATTCATCTGAAACTCGAAAGGCAGTGAATACTGAGTGAAGAAGGTGTCTTTAAATCGCGGGTTCTCCTCTTGATAAGAGATAGCGATACGCGAGAGGTCTAACACAAATTCAGAGGTAACGAAAGAGTCTGTCATAATGATTTGTTATTTTTTCAGTTTGTGCCACAATATGATTACCACCGCCAATAGCAATAGCAGTAGCCACCAAGGACTGATAGGGCTGCGTTGTATGTGCTTATGTTTGGAGGTAGTAGTTGCAACGGATTTTTGTATAGTCGCTGTTTTTGTTAGGTAAGTAGCAGCACTGTTTTGCACGGTAACGCTAAGCGTACCCCCTTTAAGGGTGATGCGCTCCACTACCCTACCCTCTACCTCGTGTGTGTATTCTAAGGGCGTATCGGGGCTTATAGTGCTAAGCTGATAGCTAAGCAGCGAGTGTTGCCAAGCAGAAAGCCCTGAGCCCACCGTAGCGAGCTCAGAGGTTTGAGTACTTACTTTCTCGGCAACTGCTTTTTTAGTGTGGCACGAGATAAAGAACATAAAAAGCAATATGTAGGCAATGCGTTTCATTAGCTATTATTTTCTATAGTTTTGATAACCTCTTTCAAAATGGTAGCGTAATTAGGCGCGGTGGCATAGCCCGCTTTTGCCACTTCTTCAGCAAACTTATAAGGGTCTGCTTTTACAAGCAACGCCTTTGCGTATCGCTTGTTGATAAAGAAGAATTGCGCGTGGTCGGTAAAACACTCCTCAGGCGTGTCGTACTTCCTGAACCAATCCTGCACCCGATACAGCCACTTACCATCAGTGCGTTTGCTGATGCTGATAATTTTTGGGAACTGCTGAGGGTTAGGAGTGGGCGAGTTTAGCACTTCAGTAGTAAACAGCAATTGCTTTTTCTGATTGGGTGTGCTGCTGACTAATTTTTTAGGTACTTTTATACCGAAAAAGTTATTACCAACACCACGCTCGCCCCAGCTGCTTTCCAATGCTGCTTGTGCCAGGGTAAAGAGATGCGAAATGCCCGTTTTGCGCTCTGTTTCCAGCGCAAAAGGCTTGTATTGTTTTATAAATTCCTTTGGTGTCATTGTTGTTCGTTATTAGAGGTTTGAGGGGTTTCGGACTGTTCAGCTTTTTCATTCATATAATTAGAGATGGTTTTAGCAACTTCCTCTAAATTCTCACGATTGATAAATACTTGCTGAACGACTTGTCCTGCGCGGTCTAACCGCACCTTATCTTCGGCTTTTTCGCGTATCGATTTGATTTCAATTAGACATAGTACTATTGCCATAAAGAATGTTATAAAAGGAAATAGCCACAATGAGGTTTGGTAATAGGTTTCTAAGAACCAAGAAAGCATTCCATACATACTATCCACAATAGTACAAGCTATAAGTATGTTATAATATTGCGCCATCTTGCTAATGGTACGCCTATAGCCATAGGAAGTTCGATCTTCACCAATACGCTTTGCTTTGCGCACACCACTCCAAAGGTCGGCGAATATCATAAGGAGTACAAGAATGTAGATACCGAGTAGTATCCATAGAATTACGAAAATTTTTTCCATTTTTTTTGAATTGTAAATTATTTTTTTTTAGCTTTTATCTGTTCTTCTAATAGTCTAAATTGCTCATCAGCATATTTCTTCAATGCTACATTATGATTGGTCGCTAAATTATATGTCATCGTCACACGTCCCTTATTTACTTTTATAACGATATTAAAATCACCTGAATCCGTTGTAACACAACGAATTTCTTTAAAGCCATTTTTTAGTGCTAATCTTAGCTTATCTTTATCTTCATCAGTAAAGTTGTTAGAGCTCAAACCTTTACCCTCTTCTTTATCTACTTTGTTCGATATATCTACCTGTTGCAAGCCCTCTAATTTAGCTTTTAATTCATCGGTAAAGTCGTTAGAGCTTAAACCTTTGCCTTCTATTTTTTGTACAGCCCCCTGTATAAGAGTTTGTAGCTGGCTGCTTAGCAGTACAAGGTCTTCAGTACTAAAGATTAGCGGCATAAGGACAGCTTGTGCTTCGGTAGGGTTGTCGTATACTACACCGTTTACCGACACCTCATTGGCTAAGGCATCAAGTATACAGAAATTTTTATCATCGGCAGCGTGCACTATCAGGCGTTCACCCTCTATACGCACCTTAAAACAGCGAATAACAAGCAGCTCATTGAGCACAAACATATAGTTTTGTAGCGCGCCCGTAGCAGCTGAAAAGTGATAGGTAGCCTTCATATTATTCAAAGATTATAATGTATTTTTAACTCATTTATTTTTCTATCAACTTCTTCTTTAGTAGCATATACCTGCGATAAGTGAATTGTTTCATCTCCTAAAGTAGTACCATCTAACGCATAAAGGATTATTTTTATATCTCCATTATAATAATTAGACATCGAAAAACGCCCCACAACACCTTTCAAAGCCTTAGCTAAATTTTCTTTATCGGTATTGGTATAGTCGTTAGAACTCAAGCCTTTGCCCTCTTCTTTGTCCACTTTGCCCGATACATCTACAGGCTGCAAATCCTCTAACTTCTTTTTGTGCTCATCGGTAAAATCGTTAGCCGACAGACCTTTGCCCACTACTTTTTGTACTGCATTAAGGATAAGTGTGCGCTGTTCGCGGGTAAGCAGCACAGGGGTATTACGATTGAAGGTGAGGCGGGTGAGGGCTTCTTGAGCAGCAGTGGGATTGTCGTACACCACGCCGTTGATTTCTACTTCGCTTACTAAGGCTTCGAGGATAGAGAAATTTACATCATCGGCAGCGTGGAGGATAAGGCGTTCATCTTCTACCTTTGCCGTGAAATTGCGCAAGGCTAATATGCCGTTGTATTCAAAACCGTATTCTTGTAACTCGCCCGTTAGGGGATTAACTTTGTATTTGGGTTCCATAGTTAATTTGTCGATTTGTCGATTAGCAAATGAGCCAATGAAAATTACTTTGCAAAGGTAGGGTGTATGTGAAAAAAGTGAAAGGACAAAAAAAAACCCCTCTACACCGAGGCGTTTTTTTTTTAACACCCCCAAA